ATGCCGATTCGCTGCACATTCGTTTTGAACAATCAGTCGACGTCAGCTTTCCACTGTCCAACCGTAGGCACTCTACCTGCGTTTTCGGGACGCGGTTCCGGACGCGATAATCCAGAAGCAACCGCGATCGAAAAGATCGGTCCGATACCCAAGGGCATCTACTACATCGTGGACCGCCAGTCAGGCGGCAATCTCGGTTGGCTCTATGACCTGTGGGGTCAACTCGGATACGGTACGTCCGATCACACGAAATGGTTCATGCTTTGGAATAGAGACACGAGCGATAGCACGTATGTGGGTAAAGTGAAGCGCGGCGCATTCCGTCTGCATCCGATTGGCCCGATGGGGCTAAGTGAAGGGTGCATTACCGTTACCAACACAGCTCGCTTCGAGAGGTTCGCTGCGTTCCTCCGCCAGAAGGGCGCAGACCTGACTGTTCCGGGTACGAACCTCAAGGCTTACGGCACGGTGGAAGTGAAATGACGAAGCTCGGAAAATTCGCGCTCAGCACGAGCATTACGCTCGTTGGCGGATGGGCACTCGCCAACCTAGTGATTCGACTTCCCGTTGAAATGCCCGGATTTCTGGACAATGGCATCCGCGCCGTGCTGAGGCTGATCGGACATCGCGAACTCGCGAATCCGGACGACATGGAAGTGCTGGCGATGACGGCAATTCTCATCGCATCGATCATCGTCGTCGGCGTGCTAGTCGCCCTCGCGAACACCATCATTAAGCGATCACTCGCTCGCAGAACGGCTCACTGAGTCTCGCCATAACGGCACAACGGCACAACAACTTGAGAGATAACGAACTCCACGGCGTCGGCTGGCCTTGTTCGCCGTGGGCGGGTCAACACAGCGCGCCCCGATCGCAATCGGCGCATGGCGTTCCGGTTGCCGGCCGCAACCACAGTGAATTGAAATCCTCCGCGAGGCGGCGTCGTGATAACGCCGCCTCGGCCCCGAGTGCCATCACGTTTAATCAACTGCCACGGCTTATTGATCGCCGCACGTGCCTGGTTCGCATACAGCCAGGCGAGCAAGCAATGGAGCGCGAGGGTTAGTAGCAGCAAGGATCGGGCAGAAAAACCCACACCACCGCAGGAATAGCCCCCTGAGCGATGTCTATGTAATTGCCCGCCAAGCCTCATGGCGGAAGGCAGCCGACTTTATCAGCCAGCGCGAGAGCCTTGATAGGTAAGGATCCCACGCCTTCGAGAAATGACTACCCACAACCGTACCCACAATGCCCAGAACGGTAGCTATTTCGGGCAATTCTTCTGCCGCGCGAGCGTCTTGTAAGTGGAGTATGACTTACATAGGGTTTTGAACACGTCATTCGCCGTCTGGAATCACCGCATCATCCCCGATCGTCGCCGTCAGCGCATTGTCGCAATGCCCCCGGCTGATCCGATCAAGCGCGCGGCAAAGCACGCAGCCCCACCGGCGCCCGGCATTGCGCGCCTTCGCGGCGCGCTCGCTGATCGTCTCATTCGGCGAACCGCCGAAAATGGTGTTCACGGCTTCATCAAGCAGCACGGCGAAATTCAGCAGATATCGACCGATTTTGCTCATCTCGGCACCTTCGGGCAATTCTTCGCGACAGCGAGATCGTGCGCAAGGATCTGTTGTTTCGTTTCTAGCGTATCTTCCGGCACTGCGGTGATCGGCTTCACCCAACTGCATGCAGTGTCGACGACGCGAGTTTTCGGGAGCGATGGTGCAGCCGGTTCCGGGCAGTCTGTCGCGCACGCGGCAATGCTAAGCGTGGCGAGCAAGATGATGATCGCTCGCATGACTCACTCCTTTCGCAGTGCGCCGAGCGCATCAAGCTGCTGATCGACGTCGGCCGGCGTTGCAGCTTGCGCCTGTTGATTGGCGGCGGCGGCGTTTTCAACTGCATTCGTCTCGGCACGCGCTGCCTCGGCATTCGCCTGCTCGATCTGCTGCCCAGCTTCAGCAACCTGCTGCATTCCTTCCGCGACCTGCTGCGCGGCTCGAGCTTCAGTCGCCACGGCACCCTTCGTTTTAATGAAGCCCCAGATGGCGCCAAACGCGATGCCTCCGACGCCGATAATGATCGGCCAGAACTTGGCGAACAAAGAAATGAAGATCGTTGCCATCTCTCTCACTCCTGAATATCGAGCATACCGAGGTTGCGCGTGCTCATGATTGCGATCAGCTTGTCCGCGTAGAGCGGATCTGTTGCGTAGCCCGCGCGCGCGATCGCCCGTGCGAAATCCGGTCCGTTTTTGCAGTCGAAAGCCGAGTGATAACGCGGATTGCTTCGTAAAAAATCCGCATGATCGTCAATGCTCCCCTGCCAACCGTCATAGGCGCGGAAGCGCGCCGTGATTTCAATCGATTTGCCGTTCACGACCTCGTGCGTCACCTGCTCTGTCACCAAGCCTTGCCACGACAGATCCGCCTTGATGCCGAACAGGTTCATGCCCGGCGCGCGCCGCCCCCAACTGGATTCGAGCGCGGCCTGCGCGACGGTGACGCTCGCGGGCACGCCGGTGCGTTTCGCGCACGCTTGTGCTGCCGGCGCGATCGCGGCGATGAAGCCAGCGGGCGTCGAGATGTCCGGCGTCGGTACGGCCGCGCGCGGCGGCGTTACAGGAACCGGAACCAGCGGAGGGATGGCTCGCGTCGGCGCGGGCGCCGAAGTCGCGGCCGCGATGTCCGTTTTTTCCGGCTGAATTGCGCCGCCCGGGCCGTCCGAGGCGCGTTGCTGGGCGGGCGTTTGAGAGACGGTGCTTGCATTTTTCGGCCGGGCCGGGCCGGGCGCTCCGGCAAAAACTGTCGATCGATCACCTTGGTCGACACTTTGTCGGCCGAACAGCGAGAAGATCGCGCGGATGAGGTCACTGAGCGCCATCGCCCCCTCCTTGCGCCGCTGCAGGCTGAGCCTGATCGACCTGCAACAAGCGAGCGAGCAGCACCAGCACGAAACCGCCTGTCGCGATCCAGTGAGCCCAGCCATGCGGCAAAGCGTCCTTCAGATCGTCAGGAATCGAGCGCCACGCATCGAGCAATGCGGGACCGGCACCGAATACAACCGCAAGCGCGCTCGAGAGTTGAACCGAACCAAGCTTGTGCGCGCTGCGCCATTCGTCAATCAATCGGATCTTCATGACAGCACCTTCAAACGAGTTTGCAAGGAATCGGCGCGTCCTCGTCGTGCCGATAGACGGCGCAGACGCGGTGATAGCCGTCTGCGATGAGCGTCGGTTCACCGCGGACAAGAAGAATCGGTGAGAGTGCTTTGCCCTCGCGGATCTTCTTGCGGTTGTGCCGAACGTGTTTATTAGTAGCGGGAAGAGGCGCGAGACCTGAAGCCCGCAAGATGTCCTTCGCCTTGATATGTTGGATGTGCGCTTCTCGAAGCGCCCCGATAAGTTGCAGCGCGCGCGATGGATCGAATTTGAGGTTCAGATACGACTCCGCTGCCGGATAGTCGTGCTCTTCCGGCTCCGCCAGCCATGTGATTTCGTGGCTCAAGATTTCTCTCCTTCGCGTCGGCTCAGAATCTTGTCGCGCACAAGCACATAGGCACTGAGCCCGCTGTAGATTGATGTGATGACGAGCGCGATACCTGACAAAGTAATACTCGATACCGCATGTCCGATCGCCACTCCCAGCCAGCCGAACGCGATCTTCACGATTTCCAATGCCTGCCATTTGTTATCCATTCGGCACCCCGTAAATGAAAAACCGCCCGAAGGCGGCTGTGGTTAAGTGATGATCATCAATTGAGGACTGGACCCAGACGTAGGTGGCGGAGATCCTGATGGTGCCTGCAGCGCGTCAAGGAACGCTGCTCCGCCGTTGTTGTTTGATATCGCGCCTCCCCATGTCACCGTCAGCGATGACTGCGCGGATGTGAAGCCCTTGCAGGCCGCGCCAACGGATGAGTACTGCAAGCCTCCGCCGTTCTTCGTCCCCGCCACGAACGTCCATCCAGCGGGGGGCGTGTTGTAGTTCGTGGCGTTGTTGCCGGTGCCTATGCCCTCTATCATGAAGGTGTTGGCGTTCGTGGTGCTCGCCGTCATGGATGGGCTTGAGTCGTTGGCGACCATCGTCTGGGGCAGGGACGAGTTCGGGTCCCAGGGGCTGGTCTGGTCGCAGCCGTTGACCCCGAACGCGATGCCGGAGAAGTCGTCTATCGACATGTTATACGTCGCGGTGATCGTCTCCGAGGTCACCACCGACGGCGCGTAGGCCCACCACACCTCGACGTCGGTTACGTTCGACACCACAGACAGGCGCTTGTGCCACGTCAACCCGCTGGTCGATGACACCGACGATACCGAAGGAGGCCCGTACGCCGGCTTCTCGGCCACGAAGACGGCCACGATGACGTCGTTCGTCTTGGTGGTGGACAGGACGACGCTGCACGTGGCCGTGCCGGACACGTTGCCGGACGTGTAGTTGTCAAGCGTGGGTGCTGGCATGTGAGCCTCTCGTCACCGCGTGCCTACTACCGCGAGGTTTATGTTGGCCAGAGTGGCGTCGGGCGACGCCGGAGCGACCACCTGCACGACGTCCCCCGGGCTCGTCGTGACGGCGCTGGTGAACGTGAACGTGCCGGACGTGGCCCCTGCGGCAAAGTTCAGGGACCCGATGCTGGACCCGTTCTTCTTGATGGAGAACGTCGTGCTCGCGGTAGCGGCCGTGCCGGCCTTGGCGTAGCTACCCGTCAGCGAGGCCGGGAAGGTCACGGCCTGCGGGGTGATGGCGCTGAGCACGACCGCGCTGGCGGAGGGTGCGCCGGGCTGATAGCTGATGAGGTCGACCGGCTGCGCAGCCAGCCCCGGCGGCGTGACCTGTACCACGGACGCGAAGTTGAAATTGCTGTTGTTGGCCAGGGCCAGCGCGCTGCCGGTGGACTGGAAGGCCGCGAACTGCAGCGTGTCGCCGGCGTTCAGGTAGACGTTGGTCGACACGTCGTTGGTCACGAACTGTTGCGTGGCGCTGCCCTGCAACGTCTGCAGCGTGGCCTCGTTCTCGGCGCCGTTGATGAACAGTGCCGCAGCCAGTTGCTGGCTGGCGGACCACGAAGCGGTGGCGAATATGAACTGGCAGGAGACGTTGTACCATCCCGCCGTAGGGGCGGTGAAGGTGCCGGTGCCGGCGTTCCAGGCACCGCTCGTGGTGTCTTTGGTGCTGGTCCAGCCCGTAATCACCGTGTAGGCCGCGTTCGGGATGCTCTGCGCCGAGGTGTTGTACGCGCGGAAGCCGACGGGCGCAGTGGATATGCTCTTGGCCACCCACTTGCCCGTTGCGTTGTCCCACACGAGCGCGTTCTGGTCTATGCCAGCGCCCTCCGTCACATTCACGTCGGACAGCCCAGACAGGGTGCTCGAGCCGGTGGACGTGCCATACGGCTGGTAGCTGCGCTGGTCCGTGTAGCTGGTGACGGTGGTGGCGCCTGCGACGATCACGTATAGCGTCACGGAGCCGGCGGGGAAGCCGGTAGTATTGACGGACACGGCCCCAGAGGTGGCGCTCGCGTACACGTAGTTCGTGGCGCTGGCGGTGAGCGTCACCGTGCCGTCGTTTATCTGCGCGCCGCCGTACCAGCCGCCGTAGTAGCCCCACGTCAGGCCACTGGTGGTCGACGCGCGCCGTCCCCATAGCATGGCCGGGCTGGCGGCGTCGAAGTTGGCGTTGGCCACCACTTCTTTGTTGGCTTGCGTCGAGCTGATCTGGTCGATCAGGGATGTGCTGTTGGACATTTCGTCACCTTGCGATGGTGGCAATGGCTGCGTAGCCAGCCACGCCTTGGTCGCTGTTCTGGCTCACGGTTATGGTGATGGTCTGGCCCGTCGTAAAACCGTCTGCGGCTATCATCGACGCCGTATATGTCCACGTCGGAACGGCCGGCGAAACGAATGGGCCGCTGACGGAGGTCGTCCGCTTCACGGTGCCGCTGCTGGAGACGGTCACCGTGTACGTCTCGGACGACTCATCTAATGGCACGTCGGCACCGCTCAGCCACGAGTAATTGACCCTAGCCCTGCGCAGCCACGTGACGGTGATGTCGCTGGTAGAGGCGGCACTGCCGTGGAACGCCTGAAGCTGCCACGGCGACAAGGGCTTCACTCGCGCCACGGCCGGCTGCACCGTGACCTGCCCCGTCGGCGTCAGGCCAAACATGTTGTTCAAGTAGGTTTCGAAGTACATGTTCTGCCCGATGTCTGTCAGGTTTATGCCAGTCTGTCCGATGCTTGACGACTGCAGCAGCACGAACGTCTCGCCGACGGCGTGGCCTCCCATGGCCCACTCCGTGCCGATCTGGCCGCGCAGCAAGCCGCTAAGCGTGTATTGTCCGGGCGCGGTCTGCGTGGCCGTGCGGAATAGGATGATCTCGCCGCCGACGTAGGCCACGTTCGCGCCGTTGAGAAAGCTGGCGTAGCTCACGCTGGACAGCGACAGCGCCGCCTCATACAGCGTCACCTGAAGGGTGTTCGTCTCGTCTGGGATGTTGCCCCCATAGAATCCGCCGAGGGCGTTGCCGGTGTAGCCGATCGGCGTCGGCGTGACGAGCTGGAGCAGTTGCGCGAAGTTCGCGTCGTCTCGCGACACGTCGACGTAGCAGCCCGGCCACGAGCCGCTGAAGCCGCACGCCGCCAGGTACAAGCCCTGCGACGTATCCTGGCTGCGCAGCGGCGGCACGTCGAGTACGGCTAGGACGGTCGGTCCGGAGTACGGAACCTGCTGCGGCACGAAGCCCTGTGCCGAGCCGCCCTGCGCGACCTGCTGCGAGACGTTAGGGTAGATGGACGAGACGCTTAGGTCCCCGGTGAACTCGACCACGCCCTTGCCGTTCAGCGCCACCTTGGTGATACGCACTGGGTAGACGTTTCCGTCGTAGCCCGTGACGCTGACCACGTCCGTCGGCTCGTAGGCCAGGTACTTGTAGCTCGTGGCCCAAGTGAACGTCTGCCGTTTCGTCCACCGTTCCCAAAGCATCGCCTCCACCCGAGTTCGGGCCTCGGCGTCGGACAGCACGATGGGCACGTTCGTGGACTCATCAAGGTTCGACGTCGTGACAGCCCGGAACGCGCGCTGCGTGTTCGTCTGGTAGTCGGCAGAGTTGGACGGGTACGAAATGGTCTCCGACCGCGGCAGCTCGAACTCCTGCACCACCGTCTCGACGAGCGGATTCTGCGCCGCCTGCTGGCCGCCGCCCGCAATCGCGCCCATGTCGTCCCACGGTACCGTAACCGCCGCCTGCGCCCCGCGCCTGACGAACTTCAGTTGCCCATCGCAGTCGCTGACGTCGAAAAAGTACGTCGCCTGCAGCGGGGCGAGCGCCTGGCGCGGGCTTGACTTGCTGGTGATGGCAAAGCCCGTCACCACGTCACCGAGCGATGACGCGTCGTACTGCGACGGCTGTAGGCCCGCTGATGCGCAGATGTCCGACACGATGGAGGACAGCGTCACCTGAGACGGGTTGCCGCCCATGTTTAGCGTCATGTATCCGAGGCGCACGGATGACAGGTCGGCGCGGAAGAACATGATGAGGCTGTCGTTCACCACGTACATCGTGTGCCAGTTGAACGGCGCGGTGCCCAGCAGCGTCAGCGTATTCAGCGAGGGCCTGAAGACGTACACCGTGGCCCCTCCGCCGCCTAGGTAGATGTGATCGTCGTCGACCACGAAGCCCGGGAAGCCGGACGGCATGGAGCCTCCGCCCGGGGCGGTGGTCCAACTGTTGGTCACCGCCAGCGACGTCCTATCGAATTGGTACAGCGCGCCCGCGGCGTAGTCGCACGCGTAGACGTACGAGGCGCTGCCGCCGACCATCAGCCACTGCTTCAGGACGCCTGACTGCGCCACGATTAGGCCGCGCTGCGACAGGTCGCATCTGTAGATCGGCCTACCGCCCGGGTAGTACGACGTCAGGAAGATGTCGTTGCCGTTGCGCCAGAAGTTGGCCTCACTGCCGGCCACGCCGAGGTCCATCGTTCCCGCCGCGTCCATGGCGTCCCACGTGCCGTCCGGGTGAAGCCACCCGGGCCAGGTGTATATGCCGGGCACGTCCGAGTAGCCGAACGGCATCCCCGAGCCGCCGTGCCCGTACGAGCCGGGCGGGAAGAACTTCAGCTGCTGCGCGCCGTAGGCGTTGAGGTTGATGACCCTGACGCCCTCGAAGCCGAGGTAGTAGCCGTACCCCATGGCGGTGCCGCCCTGGCCGTTCAGGTTCGGCGCCATGAACAGCGTGCCGTCGGCCGTGGCGTAGGTGTACGATGACGCCGTGACGCCGGTATAGGCCGGCGCGATGTTCGTCGCCACCTCGAACGTTAGAGAGGGCATATAGTTGCCCCACTGCTGCAGGTTCAGCTCATTGAACACCACATAGGCCAGGCCGCGGTAAGGCGGGGTGTTCGCCGCGCCGAGAGCGGCTTGCATGGTCGGGTCGGCGACCTGGTTCTCGTCGCCCGGATAGACGGTGAAGTTGGTCACCATCTGGCTGGCGCCGGACACGCCCTGGAAGTCTGCCGGATTCGAGACGTCGTAGATGAGCTTTCCGTTGGCCCATATGCGCCGCACGCCGGTGATGGTGTTACGGCAGAGTGCCACCGCGAAGCTCACGGTCACGTACGGCTGCTGGGCCTTGCCGCCCATCCCCTTGCCGCCGCCGGCGCTGTGCTGGTGCGGGGTACCCATCCAGATCACATTGCCGGCGAGCCTGTATAGGCCGTACACCTTAGGGATGAACTTGCCATAAGCGGAGTCCTGGACGCGGACATCGGACGGCGCCGGCTCCTTCGGAGGGGAAAGGATGGCGCCAAGCAAAGAGCCGGCCATAAAGCCGGCCTCGATAGCGAACAGACTGCCACCGGACGCCACGCCGCCGATTACTGCCCCAGCCGTACCCAACAAGAGCCCAACTGCCTGGCCCATTTATTCGACTCCTTTCACGCTGTAATAGCGGCAGACGTACCGCAGCCATTTGTCGTCCATATCGTGCTCGCACACCACCCGGTTCACTGCATAAGCATGAATGACGGTCCGCGGTGCCGTGAGGATGCCGAGATGCATCGGCTCGCGTTCCCAATGGAAGAGCACCACATCGCCCTCGCGCCCGACCGGAGTTCTGTCCATCATGGAATCGCATATCGGTGCGAGCGTCCCATCCGGGCGCCTTGAATAGCCGTCCACGTCATAGTCTGACGGGCATAGGCCTAGCGCCTTCGCTACGCCGATGACCAATCCGGCGCAGTCGACCGCCACGCCTTTCAAGCGGCCCTGATGGCGGTACGGCGTGCCGAGCCACGTCCGCGCTTCGTCGACAAACTGCTGACGTGTGACCATCGTTCAATCCCCAAGCGGGCGCAGGATCGTGTCCGGCCCCGGAATGTATGGCTCGCCGCGGAAGTGGAGGATGTTGCTCCACCTGTCCCGGCACGTGCCGAACTGCTTGTCGCATCCGGCGACAATCGTGTAGGCGTCGCCGGGTGCGATGGCGAACGTCATGGGCATGGCCAGCGTGACCGAGCCCGGGGACGAGTTGCGCACCTCCATGCTGTAGCCCGTGTTCTGCCCGGAAGTCCACGTGACCTTCCCGTATGCGAAATAGCCCACACCGTACGTGTAATTGATGAAGACCTCGGCGCCGCCGTCGCCGGCGTTGAACGTGTACAAGCCGCCCGAGGTCACCGAGTACTGGTGCGAGCTCGGAGAGCCGCCGACGGCCGTCCACGTGTTGCCCGCGCTGTCTGCAACAGAGGAGTTCGCGACGAAGGTCCCTGACGGCGGAACGATCTGTATCTGGAACGGCCCGGTGGTCGGCACGCGCCTGCCCATGCTGTCGACGAAGGGCACCGTCGGGCCCGCCTGCGTCAACGACGGGTCGGTCCACGCGAGGTACTGCGCCGTGACGGCCGACACCGACCCGCTGAACGTGAGCGGGCCGAGTGCCTTCTGGCAGCGCGAATCGCCGAAGGTGGCCCGGCAGGTCGTGCTGAACTGCTCGCCTATCGTCTGTTGCATGGTCTGCGCCAATCCGCGCAGCTCCGCCTTCCACACCCCGTTCTGCAGCGTGAACTGGCCGAGGTTGCCGCTGGTGAGATTCATCTGGCCCATGGACAGGTCGGCATAGTTCACGACGAAGATGAGCACGGCCGCGTTTGACCACAGGCCGGCCTCGACGCCGCTGCGCGTCACCGCGCCGCCGCCCGTAACCAGTAGGCCGTCTATCTCCAAGTTTGACGTGGACAGGTCAGCCGACGATTCGACCGCAGACGCCGTGTAGCCATAGGTGGAGCGGTAAACGACCCCGTTGTACGCGATGTCCACGTCATGGTCGGTGAAGCCCCACACCGTGGCGTCCGTGCGGATCACCTGCACGCACGTGGCGATCGTCCGCACGTCTCCCGCGAGCCACGTGGACATAGCAGCGCTGACGCCCCTCACAGCCTCACCTCCACGATGGCCAGGGACTGGAACCCGAACAGCGCGCCCGAGCCGACGTCCAACTGCGGCGAGAACTGGTCGGTGTTGAATCGGCATGGCGTGTCGAAGGCGCCGGCCCACGTGAGCGAGTCCGACGCCTGCGGGTACATGTACGCCGTGCCCGTGCCGAGCGTGTCGCCCGAGGTGTTAGCGCTCACCGTGACCGTGGTCCCGGAGATGGCCGTGATGGCCACCGCCTGGTTGTTCAGCGTGCCGCCGGTGTCGCCGGTGACGCCGGTGAAATACAGCAGCTTGCCCACGGCCCAACCGGGCGGCACGGCGCCGACTGAGAAGCTGGTCGTGGTTCCCGCGACCCAGCCGGAGGTGAAGGCCTGGCTGTCTGCGACGAACGTCACCAAGCCCGTCGTGGTGTCCAGCCCGCACTGCCCCGGCGACACCCCGTAGACGACGGGGGAGCCGTTCCTGTACACCGTCGTCGTCTGCGTCGGGGCGCCGCTTAGACCGTAGGTCAGCAGTGGTTTGCCTATGAGGCGGTAGTCGGCCAGCGGCGCCGCCGCATAGCGCTTGAACATCTGATAGGCGGGGACGCCCGCACCCACGCCCGACGGTGCCGTGAACGATGAGTAGCTGCCGACGGGCAGTCCAAGCAGGCCGCTGCCCTCGTCCAGCCAGTCCGTCCAGTCACGGAACCTGAACCCGTAGGCCTGCCCTTTGCAGATGCGGAAGAAGTTGCGCAGGGTCTGCACTGAGTACTGGTCGAGAACGCCACCGTTTGTGCGGAAGCAGTTCTGGAGATCCCACTGGCCGCGCCCGAACGTCCACAGCACGTTGCGCTGCTCGCGGCCGCTGGTGCTGCTGGTCACCACGGTGTTGTAGCTCACGCCACCGCGGGCCCACACGGCCAGATCGTCAGGGAAGCGTGGCGATTCCAGAAAATTTGATGTCATTCGTCACTCCTTCTGAGCGCCGCTTGGATCGCCCCTGTTAGCCACTGATGCCGCCTAGCCCCGCGCGCCTCGGCCGGCACCGCCTACCATTCGGTGCCCTTGAAGCTGGTGCCCTCGTCGACCATGGCGCCGCTGAGGTTGGCGCCCTTCATGACGCAGCCGCCGAAGTTGGCACCGCGCAGGTCGGCGCCGGCAAACGTCGCGCCCGTGAAGTCGGAGCCCGCGAGGTTCGCGTTCCGCAGCGTCGCCCCCTTGTACTCGGCGCCGGCCATCTTGGCGCAGCCGCAGCTGAGGCCGGTGAGGTCGAAGCCGCACATGTCGATGCCGTTCAAGTCGGCGCCCGTGGCGACCGCAGCCTCAATCGCCGCGGTCGCGCTGGCGGCGATGCCCTGCCACAAAATTTTGTCGGAGTCGACGTTCTTCAAGACGAAAAAATTGCCAGAAAGCGTGCTCATTGCTACCTCTCCTTAAAAGTCGGTTGAAGTTTCAAGCATTCCTCTTGAGCGCCTGTTGGACTGCCATACCAGCCATCGAGGCGATTTGGCTTTGGGTGCGCAGATCGACTCCGTTGGGCAGCACGAACTGGTTCGTGACTGTCACCCCGGCACCGGCGCTGTACGGCGAGTTCATGTGGGCCGGCACGATCGCTTCGCCGCGGTGGATCTGCGCGATCATGTCGTTCGGCACGTACGGCGTGCCGACGTCGAACGACGCGAGGCCCATCAGCGCCGACATGCCGCCTGCGTCCGCCCCCATGATCCCGGCTGTCACTGCGCCTGCCGAGCCTTCCAGTCCGCTCGAGAACCCGAACGCGCCGGCGAAATCTCCGCCACCCGGGATCAGTGACCCGAGCAATCCAGTCAGGCCAGAAGCAGCTGACCCGGCAGTATCGCCACCGATCAACTGTCCGACCGTCATGGTGGCGACGGTGGCCGTGGAAGCAGTGAGCGTCGTCGCGTTCTGCATCACGGTGGACATCTGCGCGACATTCATAGAACCGGCACCGGCACCGAGTCCCATAAGCGCCGACCCGCCATTCATCCCAGATGCGACCGCGCGCGCCGACCCTTCGAGCCCAGTCGAGAAGCCAAACGCACCGGGAGCATTGCCGCTCCCGCCATTGCGATGATCGCCGAGCAGCATTCCGAGCCAGCCAGTCAGGTACCCAGACGCGGACGAGCCCCCCTCGCCCATCGGCATCTCGAATAGCTGCTGGAACAGCTTCTTCGAGACCATCTGGACCAGCATCTGGTCGATGCTCTTCGCGAAGCTGTTGAATGCTTGCCACGCGGTCTGAGTGCCGTCGACGAAATTGCCGAAAGCCTTCGCGAAACCCTGATCGATCGAATCGGCCGCCTTCTGCGCATCGGCGTTCATCGCGTCGGTCGCTTTGATGCTGTACTCCAGCTGGCGCGTCTGCGATTCGTCGCGCAGGCGATCAATCTCGTCCTGAATCTTCCGCTGCGCCTCGACCGTGAGGCCGACCTCGGTGTCGAGCCTCTTCTGTAGCGCCGCGATCGCGCGGTCGGATTTATCCTGCTCGAACTTCTCCTCGAGCGCGAGAAGCTGGGCCTGCGTGATTCGGCCCTGCGTAAGCTCTTGCGTGGCAACGAGCGTCGCGCGGCGTTGCGCCTGCGTAGCCTCCGACTGCTCACGCTTCGCGTCGAGATCCTGCAGCGCGCGCAGCTCATCGTTGAGCGCCTGACGCATCTCCTGCGAAGACTGCTGCTCGGCGGCCGCGCGCTGGCGCGCCATGACCGCGAGGCGCCCTTCGATTTCTACTTCCCGCGTCTTCAGCGAAAGGCGTTCGGCAGGGTTCCGGGCCTGCGATTCCAGCGACTTCGTTTCGTCGAGCTGCTGCTTCAGCACGGCCCGCTCGGCGTCCATCCCCGCGAGCGTGATGCGAAGGCGGTCGGCGTAGTACGTCTGCAGCGACACCTGGCCGCCCTTGTACGACTTATCGAGCTCGGCCTGCTCGGCCTTCAGGTTCTCCTTCAGCAGGTTGAGGCTGGCCTGCGCCTGCGCATTCTCATACGCGTAGTCGCGCAGCGGCGTCACCTGGCCGCCGGTCTTCTTCGCCTTGTCGTGGCTGTCGTATTGCTCGCGGATCTTCTTTTCCATCTCCGCCTGCCGGCCAATCATGGCCTGCAGGTCGGGCGGAATGGGGGTTCCAGATTCTTTCGCAGCTTGTTTCGCGGCAGCGATTTTCTGGCGGAATTGGTCGACAGCCTGGTCGGCCAAACGCACGTCGCCGCCGAGTCCTTTCCACTGGCTTCGCAGTTCCTCCATCGCCTTCGCACCGGCTTCCTGTACCTGCGCGGAGCCCGCGTTGTGCAGCGCCTGTGCACGCTGAGCATCGCGGCGCGCGAGCATGTCCTGCAGTTGCTGAGCCGCGATCTTCGGGTCGATGTTCTCGACCTGTACGCCCTCGACCGTGATGTAGCTCTGGCCTTCGGCCGCCTTGCGCAGGGATGCAATCTGCTCGTCGATGTTGAGCGGCCGCCCCCAGTTCATCATCGCGTCCCACGCGGATGACGCGGCGGACTGCACTTCGTGCCAAAGGCCCGGCAGATAGCCGAGCTGCGCGGCCGTCTGGTTGATCTTCTGGATCACCAGGTTCGCCGTCTCGGCCTCGGCCTGTTCCTTCTGCCCCTGCTCCTCGAGCATGCGTATGTGTTCGAGCTGCGCCATGTTGGCGAAGTGGTACGAGCGGTTGTATTCCATCGCCCACTTGTACACGCCGTCGTCCATCTTCTCGAACGACTTCACCACCTCGTCGGCCGACGCCTTCGAAAACTGGCCGATCTTCGCGATCGCCTGCGACACGGGTTCGAGCGCCGCGCCGGTGAAGCGCCCGGTCGCCGCGACCGCCTGCAGCGCGTCGCGCGCCGCCCCGATCTTCGATCCGGTAGCGGCCGCGATGTCGTTGCCCATCTCGATGAACTTTCCGCCGGTGAGCCCGGCGTAATTCCCGGTCAGGATCAGTTCGTCGCGCAGGTGGCTCATCTGCACCGCGCCATGGATTGCTGCGGACGCCGCGATGGCGATCGCGCCGGCGAGCGCACCGACCGCAAGCCCGGCCGGGCTCATGATCTTGCCCATCCAGTCCATCTGCTCGCCAAGCACCATCAGCGAACCGACGAAGCGCTTGTAGTTGCCCATCATCAGCTCGTGGCTGAGAACGAGCAGTTCGCGGCGAGCCGCGATCGATGTGTGGCCGAGCCGACGATGCGACTCTTCCTCGGCAGCGTTCGCTTGCTGCACCTTTCGCGATACGGAGGCGATCTCGTTGCCGTAGTCGTCGACGACACCGCTCATCTGCCGCACCGAACTCCCGATACGGCCGGCCATGCCCTGGACTGCCGCCGACATGCCCGTGAAGCCAGCGGTCACCGCCGCAGTCGTCGCGCGAGACTGCGTAACCAACTGACTGAGATCGCGCTGAATGAGCCCGATCGCCTGCGTGATCGAGTCCGCGGCCTTCGACGCACCTTGCTCGGCACCGTCAGAAGTGACGGAGATCGATACGTCTACGCGGTTGTCGTCTGCCACGAAAGGGCTCCTTTATTCGTCGAGAATCTGGCCGCCGAACGACGCGAACAGTTCGGCCGGCTTCGGGCCGCCGGCCGCCGGCGCGGCCGCTGCGGCCGCGCGCGGCTTGAACTTAACGAATGCCGCGGCACACCAGTGCATCGGCGGATGCTTCTTGAAACCTCTGTAGAGAGCCTCGACGCGTGGAAGATCGAGCTCGTCGATGTACTCCCACGCCCAGCCCGTCGCGAGGATCAAGTCGGCGTAGAGCTCGTCCCAGTCGAGGTGCTCTGCGCCGGCTCCCCTTCCCCCGATTCGATCCTCCCAGCGGTGTGCACCGCACGCAGCACGACCGGGATCGTCGTCACGTCCAGCGCGCCTTCGAGCCAGTCGCGATCGAGGTCGGGCGTGCCGCCCTGCTCGCGCGTCAGCGTTGCGCCGATGAACTCGGATAGCTCGTCGAGATACTCGGGCGTGCCGTCGCGATAATCCTGCTGCGCCTTCAACCAGCGCTTGATGCTCTTCAGCGAAGCAGGCGGGACCGGCAGCGTGCGGCCGCCGATCGTCACTGTATTGTTCATGGGTCAGTTCTCCACGGCGCAGCGCGCCGCGCGGATGCGGTGGTACTCGATCACGACACTGTCGATGTCGAGCTTGTCGAGGAATTGCAGGATCACTTTTCGGTTCTGGAGCGCGGCGGCGCGCGTCTGGCACGGCGTGTACGGCACCGTCTCATTCAGTTGCCAGTTCGCGAGCGCGAGGCCGACCGCACGGAAGACGCGCTCGACTTCCTCGACGGAACAACCGAGCGCGGCAGCCTGGGCCTCGGGCGTGACGCCGCACGCCAGGTTCTGATAGATCAGCTTCTTCGAGGCTTGGTCCATGTCAGCTCGCTTCGCCAAGGCAGATCGTGCCGAGCGTGTTGCTCGAATCGACGAACGCGCTGAAGTCGAACTCGGGGATGTTGAAGTCCTCGAGCTTCGTGCTGAACGTGTACTTCGTGGCGACACACTGATTCAGCGTCAGCGTGACGCGCTCACCGTTGAACACCTGCGAGACGACCGACTTGAACGACGGCGCGGTGCCGAGCAGTTGGTTCGTCATCGTCACCGTTTCGCCGACCGTGTTGCTCGTCGGGGTGTACGTGTAGCTGATCGCGACGGCAAGGCCGGTGTCGGCAGCGGCGAACGTGTAGACGCCGGCGGCGACCGAATACTGGCCCGTGGCCGGCGCCGACGCAACGCGCGTCAGCGGCAAGCCCGTGGCGGCGTACTTCACGCCAAGGTCCGTCACCCAGCCGGCCGA